AAGCAACGAGTCCCGGAGGATCAGGAGGATCAGGAGGGTCAGGTAATGCTGGAGGATTTACTCCATCAGAAGGTAATAATGGCGGAGCGGGCACCGGAGGCGGCGGAGGAGCCTCAGGCGTTGGAGGACCACATGAAGGCGGAGTTGGTGGAGCTGGAAGAGCATCAACTTTTAATCAACCAGGAGCATCAACAACTTACGCTGGAGGCGGCGGTGGAGCAGGTTATATTACAAACCCTGGCGGATCTGGCGGATCTGGTGGCGGTGGCCCAGGAGGCAACAGGTTCAGCAGTGGAGTAAATGCTACTGGAAATGGAAGTGGTGGCGGAGGTGCTGGCGGAGATGCACCAAATAATTTAGGTGGTGGAAATGGAAGTGATGGATTAGTAATTATTAAAGCTCCAGGTGGACAGAGTTTAACAGTTTCACCGGGAACAAACTCAACAGGTTCTCACCCTGATGGAAGCACAGTTGCAACTTTTACAGTGTCAGGGACATTTCAAATAGGTTAATATGAGTAAGTGTTATTTTGCAAAATTGAATGAATCAAATGATGTTATAGACGTAGTTGTTGTTGCAGGAGACATACCTACAGCTGCAGGTCCTTTAATTGATAACCCTAAACACGTTGATGGAGAAACATGGTGTCAAAATAATATATCATCTGGAACTTGGAAACAATGTTCTGATGATGGTTCTTTTAGAGCTAAATTTCCTGGTATAACTCACTATTATTATGATTCGGAAAACGATAGATTTCTTCAAAAAAAACCATACGACAACTGGATTTTAAATTCAACTAATTTAGAATGGGAACCACCAATCACTAATAAACCAACAATATCTTCATATACAGAAATATCAGGTAAAAATTTATTTCCTGCAACTTGGAATCCTGATACACAAAGACTTGAAGCTAAAAATAATCTTGATTTAACGGAGGACACAGTATATTATTGGGACGATACAAATAATACATTTACAAGTTAATATTTTTATTAGAAAGAAAAATGATCTTAAAAAATATATTTTGGTACTTCAAAAAAGGTTTATCTTCAAAACAATGTGAATACATTCTTAAACAAGGCGGTAAACAAATTCTTAAAAAAGGAACCGTCGGTGATGGTGGAGATAAAAAATTAAACGTTCAAAAAACTGTACGAGATTCCAATGTTTGTTTTTTAAATAATAATAAAATATATAGTTTTATTACACCTTTTATAAAAACTGCAAACATAAATGCTGGTTGGAATTTTCAATTTGATTGGCACGAAAGTTGTCAATTTACAACATATAAAAAAAATCATTTTTATAATTGGCACCAAGATGCTTGGAAAGGGTGTTATCCACCAGATAAAGGCAGCTATGCAAACAAGGCTCGAAAATTAAGCTCTGTTGTATGGTTAGATAATCCAAAAACGTATGAAGGTGGAGATTTAGAACTACAAGAATACTCTAATAAACCCACTTTGTTTCAAACAAAACAATTAATGAAAAAAGGAAGTATTATTGTATTCCCCTCTTTTATATTACACCGAGTTACTCCTGTTACAAAAGGAACAAAACACTCTCTAGTTACTTGGACATTAGGAGAGGAATTTAAATGAAAAAAACAATAATTATAAAAAATGCTATAAATAAAGAACTAGCTTTGTTTTTGCATGAATATTTAAAATTAAAAAAACAGGTCTGTATTTTTCTATTAGACAACAATATATTACCATCAAAAAGTCGGGTGTATGGCACATTCCAAGATCCACAAGTTCCTAATACCTACTCTGTTTATTCAGCAACTGCTTTTGAAGTTTTATTAAATAAAATAAAACCGGTTATTGAAAAAAAATTAAAAACTAAATTAGTTCCAACCTATAGTTATGCTAGGTTATATAAAAAAGGCGATGAATTAAAAAGACATTTAGATAGACCAAGTTGTAAAATATCTGCTACTTTAAATTTAGGTGGAGACAAGTGGCCTATATATATGGATGAAACTGCGGGTAAAAATAAAAAAGAAAAAGAAGTGATTTTAAGTCCAGGCGATTTAGTTATTTACCCCGGAGATAAATTTGAACATTGGAGACTTCCTTTTAAAGGTAAAAGCTGTAGTCAAGTTTTTTTACACTATAATAAAAAAACAAATAACAATAATAAATATGATGGAAGAAAAAGCTTAGGTATACCTAGTTATGTATAATGTAGAAGTATTAGATGATGTTATTCCATTGATGTTTCAAGATGAAATTAAAGAAACAATTAATGATAATACATTTCAGTGGTATTTTTATAATAGCATATATGGTGAGACAGAAATTATGAAACCTAAAAATCCAAAGATTACAGAAACGCCAGGAATAGTTCATACTGTTTTTATGTTGCCACAAGGAATCAATTCACCAAAGTTTCATATGTGTTTAAAACTTTTACATTATGTAAGAAATTATAAAAAATTTGAATTAGGAGATGTGTTAAGAATTCGAATAAGAAGAACTTTACGAACACCTAATCATACTTTTGAAAAACATAACATCCCTCATGTTGATTTAGATGAAGCCAGTAATTATAAAAGTTTAATATACTATGTAGAAGATTCAGATGGAGATACTGTCTTGTTTAAAAACAAATGGAAAAAAGGAGGTTCTGTATCTTTAGACACAGAAAATTTAAACGAATACAAAAAAATTTCTCCAAAACAAGGAAAATGCGTTTTGTTTGATGGTCATGTTTTTCATGCAGGGAATAACCCAATTAATTACGTTAAAAGAACAGTTATAAATTTTGATTTTAAAATAAAATGAATCTTCCTAGAATAATTAAAGATTATAAAATATATTTAAAAGAAGAAGATATTCTTAATAGAATACAAGACAGAATTAGATGGCCAAAAAAATATCCTTGGGGACAACCCTCGATAGAAGTTGTAAAAAAAGATGGTTTAAAACATCAAAATTTTTTTGACGAAGATGGTTATGTAAATTCTAATGAGTGTATTAAAAATTATGAAAGTGGACAAACTTTAGTAATGTCTGATATTGGATATATAAATACCAATACATCTTTTATACAAAAGTTATTAAATGAAACATATAATAAAAAAATAAATTGTAATTTTTATTTTGGTAAAGGTAATAAAAAAGTTTCTTTTAAAAAACACTCACACCCTTATGCAGTCATAGTAAAAAATATATATGGTGATTCTACTTGGATTATAAATAAAAAAAAATATAATTTAAACAATCAAAACGTATTCGTTATAGACAAGAATATAGATCACGAAGTAGTTTCTATTGAAACACCTAAATTATCAATGACAATAAATTTAGAATAAAAATGAGTAAAGATATTTTTTCAAATAAATTTTTAATTAAAAAGACTTATGCCAATAAGAAACAACAAAAAAAAGAAATGTGGGATGTTAAAGGTATTTTAAAAGAAAGATCAAATAAAGAATTTAAATTTGATGTAAGACCTTTAGACACAGAAAATAAAATTGTTTTTAAAAAAATTAGCACTAATTCAAAAGCGGATAAAATAGTAGTTGAACAAGAAGAAGCTTGGTATATAATTGAGGCAAAAGAACTCCATCAATATATTATTAAAAATAAATTAAAACAAATTGATTTGTTAGAAATAATAACAAAACTAGAATGGAATATTACTTTAACAAAACAGTAGTAATATGTATCATATTCAATATTTAAACAGTAAAATAGTTAATTACTTTAATGAAAAATTAGATGGTTATATTAAAAATAATTATCGATATACAGAATTAAAAGTTGAAACTGTTAATGGTTTTCAAACTCCAAATATTGTAAAAGAAATAAAACCTAAAATAAAAGAACAACTACTTAATGGTTTATTTAAAACATCAGATCTTTTTCATTTACATTTAATACATTACAATAAAGGTGGTAGGCAAGGTTTACACATACATCCTCATGAAGTTTATTCTTTCATATTATATTTAAACAATGCGGATGGAGACACCATATTTAATTTTAAAGACAGAACTATTATTGAAAAACCAAAAAAAGGTAAAATAATTTTCTTTAATGCAAAAATACCACATAAAGCTAAAACTTCTTTTAAGTATAAAAGAGTATTAGTGGGGGCTATAGAAACTAAAAAAAGATACCATGGTTATTGAATGTTAACATAAATTATATATAGTCATTATAATTTAAATATTATATAATAAGCCGCTATGCTACAAAAAATAGGTTTTCAACCAGGTATTAATAAACAACTTTCTGAAACCGGAGCCGAAGGTCAATGGACAGATTGTGATAACGCTAGATTTCGATACGGTGTTCCTGAAAAAATTGGTGGCTGGAACCAATTAGGTGGTTTAAATCAAAATGAGTTAACAGGAGCTGGTAGAGGACTTCATCATTTTATTAATAGTTTATCTAGAAAATATGCGATTATAGGAACAAACAGGATTCTGTATGCTTTTTCTGGGGGAGTATTTTATGACATACACCCTATTCAATCAACTACAGTTCTTACAAGTGCTTTCAGTACAACTAACGGATCACCCACAGTTACAATAACTTACTCTAGCTCACATGGTCTAGTTCCTGGAGATATACTTTTAATGAGTAATTTTTCAACAATCACAGGATCAAATTATAGTGCTTCTGATTTTGATGACAAAAAATTTATGGTGACTACTGCACCTACCAACACAACAATAACTATTACAATGGCTTCTAATGAAAGTGGTTCTGGTGCAACTACTTCAGGGGGAATAACGATTAAAAAATATTACACAGTAGGGCCAGCTGTTCAAGCTCAAGGTTTTGGTTATGGTCTAGGTTCTTGGGGTGGAGAAGATGGTTCAGCAGTCACAACTACTTTAAATGGTGCACTTGGAGACAATGCATTTGGAACTGGTGGATCAGGAACTTCTATTACATTAACAAGCACTGCTAACTTTCCTGATTCAGGAACAAACTTTATTTTGGTAGGAACAGAAGAAATATCTTACACAGGTGTGTCTGGAAACGTTTTAACAGGTATTACAAGAGCAGTTAGAGGAACAACTAGAGCAGCTCATAGTGACGGGGCAACAGTGACTAACTCAACTGACTATGTTGCATGGGGAGAAGCAGCATCAGGAGATTTAGTTCTTGAACCGGGTATGTGGTCATTAGATAATTTTGGTGACAAAGCAATTTGTTTAATTCATGATGGTGCTGTGTTTGAATGGGATTCAAGTTTATCAAATGCTACATCAACAAGAGCAACAATTATATCTGGTGCACCAACAGCATCACGTCACATGTTAGTATCTACACCTGATAGACACTTAGTATTTTTTGGAACAGAAACAACTATTGGATCACCTTCAACACAAGATGATATGTTTATAAGATTTTCGGACCAAGAAGATATAAATACGTATACACCAACAGCAACCAATACAGCTGGTACACAGAGACTGGCCGACGGATCACAGATCATGGGAGCGATTAGAGGTAGAGATGCAATTTATGTTTGGACAGACACTGCTTTATTTACTCAACGTTTTGTTGGTCAACCATTTACCTTTGCGTTTGCGCAAGTTGGAACTAACTGTGGACTTGTTGGACAGAATGCATGTGTTGAAGTTGACGGTGCTGCTTATTGGATGTCAGAAAATGGTTTCTTTAGATTTGCTGGTAGATTAGAATCACTACCATGCTTAGTTGAAGACTTTGTTTATGATAGTATAAATTTATCTTCTGGTAACCAAATGGTATCAGCAGGATTAAATAATCTTTATGGTGAAGTTATTTGGTTTTATCCGACAACAGGATCGTCTGTTGTTAATAGACAAGTTACTTATAATTATTTTGATTCATCACCACAAAGACCTGTTTGGACAGTTGGTTCTTTAGCTAGAACAATGTGGAAAGATTCTGCTATATTTGGTCTACCTCACGCAACTGAATACGATGCAAGCACTGATACATCTTTTGATGTTGTAGGTAATACGGAAGGCAGAACAAGCTACTATGAACACGAAACAGGGACAGATCAAAATAGAAATGGTACAATTACTGCGATAACTTCTAATATAGAGTCAGGAGATTTTGATATTACACAAGCTCGTAGTTCATCAACCGGTCAACAAACAGGTGTTGCAACATTTAAAGGAGATGGTGAATTTCTTATGAAGATAAGAAGATTTGTACCTGATTTTATATCTCAAACAGGAACAACAAGAGTTACACTACAATTAAAAAACTATCCTAATAGCACACAAGCTAGTTCACCACTTGGTCCTTTTGATATAACATCCTCTACAACTAAAGTAGATACTAGAGCTAGAGCCAGAGCAATTTCTTTAAAAGTAGAAAATACAGGAACATCTCAAAGCTGGAGATTAGGAACTTTTAGATTAGACACACAACCAGATGGAAGAAGATAATGGCAAAGATTGTACAAGTAATAACTAGACCTGAGTCAGAATATAATTTACAAGTTGCAGAATCTCAAGTTAGAGATTTAGATGCAATTGTAGAAAAATTAAACTCAACGTTTCAAGAAGAATTAAAAGATGAGATTGAAGCATTTAACTTTTTTGTAAACTAATGGCTAATCAATATAAATTTGTAGGTACAGATAATAGCACAACAGGAAGTGCAATAAATCCTTTTGGTACAGGTAACCCTTTAGTAAGTGAAACATATGTCATTAAATCTATATTGGTTACATCAGCGGGCACACCCACTGTTACAGTTACAAACAACAGTGTCACAGCTCTAAAATCAGCAGCTTTAACTGCTAATGTTACAACAGAATTATTAACTCAACCTTTAGTGGTTGAAGGGGGTAATACCCTAAGTGTACTATCAAGTACAACAGATTCATTTGACGTAGCTATTAGCTACCTAAACATTAAGAAGGAGATAACAACGTAATGGAAGTATTAAAACCAGCAAAAGTAGAAACAACGTACAGACACAAGGAAACTGGAGAGCTTTTTAAGGAGAAAAAAGACTGGGAAGCTAAAGGTTATAAGAACGAGGACATGGCTCAAGATGTAAATGTTATCATGCCTAGTCTTGATTTATTTGGAAAAACAAAATAGAATAGCAAAATGGCCATAACAAACGCACAGCAATATCAGCAACTCGTAAACAAACCAGCGAATGGTAAACGACCAGGTTATCGTGGTCAGCATGCTTATGGAGATAAAAGTGGAAGTGAACAAGCAAGATCATTTAGTAAAGCCACAAGTAGAAGTGGAACTTTCGGAGGAGCACCTACACAAACAAGAGAAGAGAAAGCAGGTCGTACTCAAGGAGATGCTTTTAGAAGATCAAAAGAAGCATTTAATACAGGTGTCGGAATTACTGATTTAGAAAGATTAAAAAATGAAGGTGTTCCAAAATTAAATGCTCCTAGTTTTTTATCAGCAGCTTTAAATTTTGCTAAACCCTTAAGAGATAAAGTGTTAGAAAAAAATATTAAGCGTTATGAACGAACAACTACTGGTCCATATACATTACAAGGTTATAAAGATTATATGAAATCTATGAGAGATAGATTTACACCTGATGATGACGATAATGACAGTGATCCAATATTTATACCACAAGATATGATGGCCGAAGCACCAAGCATCATAGACCAAGAACCAATAGTAGAAGAACCTTTTGAAATATCAAGAAGATTTGCAGCAGAAGGTGGTATCATGAATAGTGATGTTGTAGGTGGTGAAATGGATTTTGACTCAGCAAGACAGATGTATGGTCTAGGTAAACTTGTTAAAAAAATTACGAGATCAGTTAAAAAAGTTGCAAAGTCACCGATAGGTAAAGCTGCATTGTTAGCAACGCCTTTTTTAATGAATCCTGCCGCAAGGTCAGGTCTTGCAAGTTTTTTATTTAAAAGTCCTATGGCAAAAGGATCTGGGTTTGGTGGTTTTATGGAAATGTTAAAAGGTGGTATGACAGGTGGTGGAAAATTTGCACTTGGAGCAGGATTAACACTAGCTCCATTTTTAGCGGGTGATCAAGAAGAAGAAGAAGAACCAATGTATGCAGGAGCAGATTTACCTAATCCAGTAAATTATTATTTAAGTGGAAAATATAGACCGAATGAAAGATTGGCTGCTGATGGTGGTTTAATGAGATTAAATTATCAAGAAGGTGGAGATGCAGAACCAGTAGCTAAAAAGACTATGCCTCTATTAGATATGGATGGACAAGAAATGGATTTAAGAGAAGAAGGTGGGTTTGTACCATTGGGAAGAATGGAAAGAGCTGACGATGTACCTGCAAGATTATCTAAGAATGAATTTGTGTTCACTGCAGATGCAGTTAGAAATGCAGGTGAAGGAGATGTGGACAAAGGCGCAGAAGTTATGTATAACATGATGAAGAACTTAGAATCCGGGGGTGAAGTTTCAGAAGAATCTCAAGGGTTGGAAGGTGCTAGAGAAATGTTTCAAACATCACAAAGATTAGAGGAAGTAATATAATGGCTACAACAGTTACACAAAATTTACCAGCACCTTTTGTAGAAAAACTAGGAACTAATTTAGCAGAAAATGTATTAGCTCAACAGGGTACACCAATAGTAACAGGTGGATTAGGAAGTATATCACAATTAGGTGGTGAATCAGCAGATGCATTTAAAGCAAGACAGAAAGCAGCTCAAGCTTTTGATGTTAGAAAACAAAGTTTAGCAGGACTTGCACCACAAGTAGCGGGTCAAGATGTATTACAACAAACAGCACAAACGTTAGCACAACAAGGTGCAGGGATAGATCCAACTACTGGACAAAAAACTGGACTAGCTTCTTTTGAACCATTTTTAAACACAGCAGGACAACAAGCACAAGTTGCTGCTGGATTAGGAACCACGGCCCTTGGACAATTAGGAACAGCCGCATCAACTTTTGGTGGAGTAGGAACAGGAGCAACATCTTTTCAACAAGATGTTAAAGATTTTATGTCACCATATCAATCACAAGTGATTGATGCCTCATTAGCAGAATTTGATCGTAATAAACAAATACAAGAACAACAGATCAGAGATCAACAAGCAAGTTTGGGTGCGCTCGGCAGTGGTCGAGCGGGAGTGCAACTCGCTGAGTTTGGCACAGGGGCAGCGAGAGAACGAGCGTTATTACAAGCCGGTCTCTTACAGCAAGGTTTTGGACAAGCTCAAGCTGCAAGGCAGCAAGACATCCAAAACAGATTTGGTTTAGGACAAGCACAGCAAGGTATTGCTGGAGCAACTCAAAATTTAGGTGCATTCCAATCAGGACTGGCTGGTCAACAAGCACAACTTGGAGCACAAACACAAGCACTACAAGGTACAGATATTTCACGTTTAGGTTCATTGGGCGCTTTGAATCAAGCGCAACAACAAGCAAATCTTGATGCAACAAGAGAAGCAACAAGACAAGCAGCTTTTCAACCACAAGAACAATTAGATAGATACGCTGCACAAGTAACAGGAATCATGGGTGGTTATCCAGGTCAAACAACTTCAACTAATGTACCTAACCCTACACCATTACAATCTGCACTAGGTATTGGAACAACACTTGCAGGATTATATTTAGGAAGGCCACAAAAAGACTAATGAATAGAACTTTAAAAAGACCAATGTTTAGAATGGGTGGATCAACAGGAACTGGTATTACATCAGGACTAGATCAACCAAGAAAACAATATGCAAATGGAACACCTAACCCTTATAACATGGGAAACTTTGCTCCTGGAACAGGTGCAGGTTTCTTAACTCAATTTGGTTTAGATCTAGCATCAAGACCACCAACAGGAAACATATTTCAAACAGCAGCACAATCAGCACAAAAACCTTTTCAAGATTTTCAAGCAGCACAGTTTCAAAGAGGTCAACAAATGGGTGAAAGAGATTTTTTAAGAAGTGAAAGATTAGAAGGTCAAAAGTTTGATGAGTCACAATTAAAAGCTAAACTAGAGTCTGATGAAAAAATTGCAAGTATGAGAACTAATAAAGATGATGTTTTATATAACGTATCTTTAGAATCATTTTTAGAAAACCTACCTCCAATGGTAGCTGAAAGAGCAGCAACATTTAACACTGAAATGGCAGATGTTTTAAGAGAATCTGTAGGTGGTCAAAAATATGGTGGAGTATTAGAATTTGATATTAGAGATCCTGAACAAGGAAAAATTTTAAAAAAACAAAAAAACAGATTTGACAACAAAGTCTTCTACGATCCATATGAAGACAACTACAAATACATAGTAATAAGAAATGGTGTGGTTTCTTTTGATGAATTTTCAACAATACCAGAAATTAAATTTCCAGATTTTACAGCTTCACAACCAGAGAAAACAGATAGATCTGTGCCAGACTTTGGTATGTCAATGGATGATCCATCAGCATAGGTAAATAAATGGCTCTAGAACCATTATACCCAGCAGAAGAAAACAACGAAGTATCATGGTATACTTCTGGACTTGCAGGTATTGCATCCGGTGGTATTAAAGTTGTTGAAGGAGCATTCTCACTAGGTGCTGAATTAATTGATTTAGGTTTTGATACTAACTCTGCTGCACAAGTAGAAATGTTTTTTGATAAACTAAATCCTTTAGAAGAATATGCAGAACAAACTGGTATAGGTAAACTAACACAAGCTTTAGTTCAAATAGGTGTACCCGGTACAGCAGGTTTTAAACTAGGAAGTAAGTTAACTAAAAAATATTTTGATTCAAAAAAAGCTGGACTATTAGTTAGTGCCGGTTCTAAAAATATAACTAAACAAAAACAAATAGCAGACAGATTAAATAAACAAACAGGCTACGCTAGATTCGGTGTAGGTGCTGTAGGTGGAGCTGCGGGTGAAGCATTTGTAGCAGACGTTGAAGAGATAGGATCTTTTGGAGACATGTTTGATAGAGGACCTACTCAACTAGATGTATTCGCTTTAGATGGTGGAAGAGAAGACGCTACTAGAAAATTAATGAATAGATTAAAGTTTGGTAGTGAGTCTTTATTAGTAACACCTTTTGCAG